TACGACAAGGGCCAAGGCCGCTTCGATCAGTAGCGGGATATTGTCGATCAGGGTTTGAACGATGGTCATCACCATCTCCACGACTTGCGGTATAAGCTCCGGCAGAGCCTGCCCCAGTCCCTGCGCCAGCCCGACTACGATCTGCACCGCGCCGTCGATAAGGACCGGGAGCAATTCGGCGATGCCGCCGACCAGCGTTTGTATGATTTGCACGGCGGACCCGGCGATCATCGGCGCGTTATCCATAACGCCCTGTATGAGCGATTGGATCACCTTCACGCCCATGCCTATAAATTCCGGCAGTTTCCCGACAAGCAAATTCAGCACCTCGGAAATCCCCTCGCCCAAAGCGTCCCCCATCTGCGTAACGTCTCCGCCCGCGTCGGATATGGCTTTCGAGAATTTTCCCAAGATCGGGATACCTTCTGATGCCAGCGTATCAAGGAACGGCAGCGCAATCAGCGACGCGGAGTTTTTCAGTCCGTCCGTCGCGGCTTCCAGCTGTTGCAGTTTGTCGTTGAATTTCCCTAGCTGATTTAGCGCGTCTTCCCCCATCACCGCGCCCATGGCCTCCGCCTCTTCGCCCAGCTCCTTAAAGGCTTCCGAACCGGCGTTAATGATGGAGTTCAGCTCCGTCGCATTCTTACCCAGCAACTGCATAGCCAGTGCGTCCCGCTCTGTTTCGTTCTGTATGGCCCCCAGCGCGTCAATGGTTTCCCAATACACGTCGTTGCTATCGCGCAATTCCCCGTTCGCGTCGCGCACAGAAACGCCCAATTTTGCGTATACCGCGCCCATCCCTTTCGTGGCGTCGGTCGCGCTTGCCATGGACTTAATGTTTTTTGTCATGGACCCGGTGAGTTTTTCCATGTCTGTATCAATGAAGCGGCAGGCGTACGCGTATTTTTGCAGATCGTCAGTGGATTGCCGGGTATATGTGGATTGGGTCAGAAGGTCGTCGGCAAAATTCGAGGCGTCGACCGTTAGCTTTGCAAGTCCAGCCGCCGCCCCTATCGCCGCTGTCCCCAGCGCCGCCATGGCGGCCCCGAACGCTTTTCCTACCTTCCCCAGCACACCCCCGACTTTCTCAAATTTTCCCCCGGCATCCTCCGCCTTTTCCGCCGCTTCCTTGATTTCCTGACCGAACCCGTCCGCGCTTTTTTGTGCCTCCGCCAGTTCCTTGTCCGTACCGTCGATCTCCTTTTGTGTCTTGATCATCTCGGCCTTGGCGTTGTTCATCGCGGTTTCCATTTTCTGATACGCCGGAGACGTTGGCTCTATACCGCCCTCACGCATTTGCTTCAGGGCATCCTCGGCGGAGGATACGGCCTTTTTTTGCTCCTCAAGCCGTTTGTTCAAAACGTCCTGCTTCGCCGTCAGGCCCTCTATGCTTTTTTCGTTCCCGCTGAATTCGGCTGAGACAACCTTCATTTCTGAACCGATCAGCTTTAGGGAGTTGTTGATTTCCTTGCAGGCTGCTTTATATTCCCGCTCACCTTCAAGGGCAAGCTGAGTTTTTATCATGTCTTCTTTGCTTGCCATTTTGTTACAGTCCCCCTAAGGCAAAATCAATATCGTCCATACCCTCCGGTTTTTCCCTCTCCGGCTTAAAGCGATCTGGATTGAACTTTTTATGGACCCGAAACAGCGCGAGTAGCTTATATGGCGTCATGCGCCAGACCTCACACTCCGGCCATCCCAGCAGGGTTACGCCGATATACAGCAGCCGGGCGAGGTCTATCCGTCCCCGCCCGGCTGTGCGTTTTTTTCGTCGTCCTCGTCATCCTCGTCCGGCTCTGCGCCCGTTTGTTCCGTCGTTCCGGCGCTTCCCAGTGAAAACGCGTTGTAAATCGCCGTTTTTACGTCAAGGAAGTTGCCCACGTGGATCATTTTTCCCACTTCCTTTTCGGCAAGCGGCTCCGCGTCCGGCTCCGCGCCCTCGTTCAGCAGCGCGGTAAGGAGCCAGCGCAGATTTTTAATACTGTCATCCCCCTGCAAAACGCCGGTCAAGTTATCGAAGCTGCCGAATTTGTCCTGCATCTCATCAATGACGTTCAACGAAAACAGTAAATACCGCTCTTTCCCGTCAATGGTGATCGGAAATCTGCCGTCTTTGATCGCGCTCATAACTATAACGGGGAAGCCCGTCCGGGCCTCCCCATCCTCCCTTCCGTGTCCAAACCAGACATATGGATTACTCCGCTTTGACGGGCATATACACAGCGTTGAACCACGCTTCCGCGATGGCGTCCGTCGGCGCGGCTACGTGATCCGCTTTCCAGTCGCCTTTCTGGTTCTTGATCAATTTCCCCACGATCTCCGGCGTGGAAAACTCGATCCCGTCCCCCTTGGTTTTGTAGGATTCATCCGGGATCCCGAACTTCACCTTGTAAAACCAGATGTATTTATACATCCCCTTCGTTTTCCTCGCCCGGAATCCGACCGCGACATACGGCGGGTCGTCGTCTTCCCCCGCGATCAGCACACCGTTGTCATCCTGTGTCTGCCCTAAGAGGACGGCGGCGGTGGACGGGATAAGATCGTTCACGTTCAATTTCAATTCGCCGCTGACAAACGCCCTTTCAACTTCGTCCACCGCGTCGTCGGCATACAGGATCGCCTCGGCTACCTCTACGGACAAACCGGCGCTGATGGCTTTTGCCATCCGCACCGGCGTTCCGTAAATGACATTGCCTTGATCGTCCTCCGTGATCGGCGCATAAAAAAGATCGCGCAAACCTATGGTCATGTCAAACCCTCCATGTAATAAAATTCGATGGGAACGTGATAAAAGCGCGTTTGGTTTTCGTAGGTTTCGGCATTTACCTCCACACCGTAAAACCCCGCCGCTTTCAGCGCGTTTTCCGCTTTCCTGATAAGGCTGATATAATCCGACTTTGAGAATATATCCGCCCTGTAAAGGTACTCTTTTTTCGTGTTTTCATCGTCCGCAAAGGCGTCGCCGCGCGCAAAAACAAGCTGGAACGTGATGTAGGTTTCCGCCTCCCGTGTGAAGCGAAGGCGCTCTACCGGTTTTCCCAGCGTTTCAAGCGTGGATTTTACGAGGGCGTCTACATTCGTTTCATCCACCTTGTTTTTCCTCCCACACCTCGCGCATGGCCTTATGCACAGTTTCATGGCTCCGCTCGTTTGCTTCCGTCATCCACGGAACCGGCGTCATGGTCGAGCTTCCGTACTCCAGCATAAAGCCCACTTGCGCGTTCGATACGTGGCCTTTTTTTCCTCGGCGCGGAGTTCCGTGCGGTTGATTTCCCTTGGGATATACGTCAACATAGCTTCCCGCCTCCCCGCTTCGTACCGACGTGGCGGTGATGGAGTTAGCCAGCGTCCCTTTGTCCCGTGCCATGCGGTTGATACTGTCGCGCTGGGCTTTGATTAAGACCTTGGCCCCAGCTTTTAGCATTTCCGGTGCTGCTTCCGCGGCGGCCTGCTCCCTTCTCAACAGTTGCTTTTCCACATCGCCGAACCCGACAATGTTAAACTTCGCCATCACTTCCGCCCCCTCTCGTCGAAAGATCGGATAGGGTCAGTTCGGTGATATCCCCGCCGCCCGGCGTATATGTACGCACGACCCGGTAACGCCTCCCTGATAATTCCGCCAGCGTCTGACCTCCGTAGTCCTCCGTGAAGACGTCAACTTTCAAATCCGCGCTGATCCCAGCCTGCTGTGCCTTGTAAAATTCGGAATACCCCACGGATTTTTTTGCGCAATACACTGTTGCTCGGATTTCCTCCGCCGGCGCGGCGGTAAATCCGTTTTCGTTCGTTGCGTCTCCTTCGATTGTCGGCCCCGGCTCGATCAGGGTTATTTCGTCAATCCACCGCGGCATTGTAATCACCCGCCAAACTCAGGGAGCCGCGCAGGTAACTATACGCCTCCCGGTATTTCTCGCTGTCCTCAAAATACCCAAAATTCGCCTTGGCATACAGGATCACCGCTCGGATAATCAGCGGATCGCTGTCCTCCTGGACTTGAATGCCCACAAGCCGCAGATCGGCAAGGCAGGCGGCGATCAGTCCGTTGATTTCATCGTCAAACGCCTCCGCTTTCACGCGCAGCGCGTTTTTTACCTGTTCCAGCATGACCGCCGCCCTCCTTTCTCAAGTTTCGGCTAGGCCGACGCTTTTTTGATGGTGACCAGCGAATTCTTGTCAACGGTTTTTCCGTCCACCAGCATGACCGCGCGCGTCACCTGATCGTCCGTGTCGTTGTCTTCGTACCTCTTGATCCCCATTGCGTAATTCGTGTTCAGCA